ATGGCAGCGATGGTGAAGGCGTCGGTGAGCGCCTGGCCAATAGCCAGAGACTTCCGAATCTTTATCTTGGTCTTGAAGTTTTCGACTGAGATCGAGATAGAATCCATAGATGGCAGAGAAACCTTCTTGCCCTTGGCCGTGAACCGAATTTCGGCATTATCCACGGTTCCACCTTCGATGAGTGCGAGGTCGGTGGGATCCAGTTCGGAAATGGTCAATTCACAGACAGCATTCCGGCCATAAGTACCCTGATCTTTGCTACCGTCCTCCAAGTCCTCGGAGTACTCCTCGGTCTCTACATCGAATTTCACAGAGTCCTTCTTCAGACCTTCAAACTTGATGACCGATGTTGGCACATCGTCGAACAGCTCAAATTCAAACGGTCCGTTGAGAATCTTATCCTTGTTTAACATGATCTGTAGCTCCTTTACTTTAGATCGTCACAGTCAGAACACAGCTCACAGCGAAGACCTGCGTCCCATTCAAATTCACATAGCCATAAGTGGCCTTTACATCCGGTGGATAATCCTGGTGACCGAGATCGGTCCAGATCAATTCCTTAAACTTTTCAACGAAGGCGACACCTTTCCCACGAGCAACCGACCGGTTCTCAGTTTTCGAGCGAGTGAACAGAACAATCATTTCAAGAGCAAAACGATCCTCTTCAGGGGAATCGAACTCCTGAGTGTCCAGGTCGATGAAAGCCACGTTGCCGGTCACCCTTTCATCTGATAGGTCGTGGTGGTCGTGAACCGCACTCAAGCCTAAATCGGCGAGGTTTGCCTGTATGAGTGCTACAATGAGCACCATGTAATCATTAATGTTCATGCAGTACTCCCGAGGGAGAGGTTGAACCGGTTTTTTAAAATCTTTCGTACTTCACCGTGGAAGCGATCCCTCACGTTGGGGGATTCTTCTTCGAACACTTCTGCCAGGAATGGGTGTGCTTCAGTTCCGTACCGTGCAATCTTGAATTGGACCCTTTTGGCAAAAAAGGTGCGCTCGACGGGGGTCAGTTTCGGCTTGACTCGTTTTGCCCAGAGCAGGAGTGATCCAAGGGGAGCCCAGTGCGGTTTTGTCCCTTCATGGATGAAAATTGCGTGCTTGGCACTGGGTCCTACCTTCAGTTCATTTCTGGGGCCGTTTCTACGAGTTTCGTATGAGATGGACTTGCGGAGTTCTCCTTGATCCACCTTCTTCATTTTGGTGATGCGTTGTTTCACCTTCCCGACCAGGAGACTGCCTTCACGGTTTGTGTGCCGGTCGAGGTCCTGGGCGAGCAGGAGAGCAGCTTTAGCGTCAAGAATCGCCGGTTTGTCCGTGACTTTGAGCTTTATACGGCCCATAGGTCAAACCCTCCTGCACTGACAGCACCTTCCGGCATTTCTTCCATGTAGGGTTTTAGCAGACGCACAGCCTGGGCACGATAATCTTTCGCCATTGAGACGGCTTCACGGTGGCTTACAAAAGCGGTTTGAGAGTCGCCCAATCCCTGGGTGCGAGTAAGTCCACCATCTTTACCTGCCAGATTTACCAGCTTGGGGAGTGCATGGGCTAAAACGAGCAGCGATTCTGCAGCAGTGACCACGTCTTTATCCGTCGCATCGTATGGGTCGGTTGGCCCAGTGATGAGATCGAGGGTTGCCACTAGGACGAGCTTTTTTAAATCAACCTCCCCCTTCTTGAGATGGGGGGTGATGATGGTCTCGCTCAGACCTGTGAGATTACCCTCGGTGATAACTGCTGCAGCGCTCGTAAACATGAGAGAGGACTACTCTTCCTTTTTCTTCGGAGCGGGATCCGAAAACAGGCTCTTGTAATACTCAGGAAGGGCTTTCCACTCGGCAGGAGTAAAGTTCACGGGTGAACCCTTTTTGACCTTCCGATTTCCTTTGGAAACCAACAGGATTTCATTTTTTCCAGTCAGGACCTTGATGACACCTTTGGGAGCATCCTGCTTCGTGGTGTCCTGTTTGGACTGCTTTTCTTCAGCCATTTGCATACCTCCTTGGTTTATTGATGAATCCCACCGGTTGAAGAGGGAAGAGTTCACGACGCTCTCCCCTCTATATCAATCCGGAGGTAGGATGTGTTAATCTGTCAGAACGGTGTAGCTGATCTGATCGCCGACTGCGTATTCCGCATCGGTCTTGGCCGTAATGGTGTACTCGATAATGCGTTTCCGTTCCTGAACCTGGCGTCCGACACGAATGCTCCGGCCAATACCAACTGCAAAATTCAGCTTGGCGGAAAGCACAGGAACATGAGTGGGCCAACCGGGGACAGGCACGATATCGATACCCTCATAACGGACCCGACGACCTTCGGTCAGAATGGCATCAGCCAGGGCAGTTTCACGAGCGGAGAACTGGCGACGATAGGCACGTTCAGCAGCCGGATTCACGTAGAAACTCAGCTTGCTGAGATCACGTTGGTATTTCTCCGGTAGGTTGTCGATCAGGGCTGGGAAAACATCTCCCTTGTAATCACGGGATGTGGAGTCACCAAGCACTGCAGTATGAGCGGCAGCATCGGCTTTCAGCTTTTTCACCCATCCGTCATTGATGCGAAGGAAGGTGTGATCGGTCTGGGTGAGACCGGTTGTATCATCAACACCATCGGCAGGAGTCGTATCGGTAATCGTCTCGGCCAGTGCCTCATCCCCGTTGATGGAGAGATCAATCTGGTCATTTCCAAATTGGGTGGTAAACATCTTCTGCAGGAGTGTATCGGCATCCTGAGCCTCGATATTCTCTTCCAGAAAATCGAAGGTCACATCGTAAGGCAGAAGGACTTCCTTCACCTCAAGTGTTCGGTTGGAGATGGTGGGGGAGAATGTGTCGGTCGGAGCAACACCCTCAACACCGGAACGCATGATGCGACTGGCCAGATCAATGATCTCGATTCTCTTCGAAGGTGCGGTCATGGGAATGAGCTGAACCTCTGTGCCATACAGGGGGTTATTCTCTTTCACCAGGTTGATAAAACTGTTTGCGTCCTGGGTGGACATCTGGCCACCGACGGAAGTGGTGATTGCACCCTTCTGGACTTGCTGCAAAAATTCTTTTACGGTCATGATTTTTGTTCCTCTAGGATTTCAGGTTCGATGATTCAGGCTCGGGTTAACCGAGGAACATGGTGTGAGGAATTTCTTCCTCGGACTTGTTCACTTCCTCAGACGCTTTGGTTGAAGCAGGCGAGCCCTCCAGCTTCGAAATGCGATCTTCCAGAGGCTTTACGGCCTCGATAACCGCAGACTTCACGATGGCTGCGATGTCATCAACTTTTTTCACTTCGGGGGTTCCCTCAGCTTTTTCAATCGACTCCTCAGTGGACTGAGAAGGAGCCTGGACAGTTTTTTCGGTCATTTTTTCGATCTCCTTTTCTTGATCAGTGGTTCCACCCAGGAGACTTCCAATTGCCTCATGAGCCTTTTTCAAATTTTCAATTGCATCCTTGCCGAGACCGGACTTAAGAATCATCGAATCCAAGACCTCAACGAATTCATTCACCTGCTCTTTTACTGCAGCCTTTTTGTCGACGACGGCGTCATCATTAAAGACAGCCCAAACAGCATCCTCAAAGGCCCAGACCAGCTGGTTTAGCTGCTTCCGGTTGAAGAAATCCTTCACACCCTTTTTGATTTCCTGCAGCTTCTCGGTGAACTTTTTCAGGGTTGATTTTTCCACGGTTTCTCTGACACCTACACCAGCCATTGACAAACCGTTGAATTCTCCAGTTTTGACCCCTTCCCAGACCTCGTCATCATTGACATAGATACCGACTGCCCACGAACCTTCGGGTTCATCGGGGAACAGCGGGTCCTTCAAGTCACCTTCTGCCTTGGTAATCCAGGACTCGGCGACATAGCCCTTGCCAGCATTGAAATCGTGATCTGAATCCACGTTGTGGACACGGGCATTGGCCATGAAGTCAAAGGCGGTCTTTCTGATATCCCCTGCCTCCATGAAATCACCTTGGGTATCGGCATCGTCTGGCGTACCAGGCGAGTACACAAGGCCGTAAACCATGCGCTGTTCGGTGTCCGTTTTAAGGATCCGGAGTTGAATGGTCTCGAGGCCGTTTTCGTCCTTGTGGATGATCTGCTTCTGATTCGCACCGCTTGGTACGATCGAAATGAACTCAACCGTGAGGTCTTTGAGCTTGGTAGTCTTGGTGACTTTTCTTCGCATGGTGGGAATTTCCGAACTGCCGGTTCCCCAGAAAGAGTGTGACGGTCACATCTATCATTATCACTATCCCTGACCAATTCATGCAAAAGAGGATTTTGAAGGGTGGCTACCTTGGCACATGGAAGTTTTAATCACGGAGGAGAAGCCACATGAGTGACGCACAGCCAACTGCAGAAATCAT